CCTGTGGACGGCATACGCTACTCACGCTTTGTGATTGTGCGTAACAGCTACCCTGAACTCAAGACCACAACGCTAAAAACGTGGGCAGATCTGTTCCCTGAGAACATTTACGGGGCAATCAGGCATACACCCCCGATTACTCACCACATTAAGCTGCCACCCCGTGGGGACGCCGCTGGTATCGACTGCGAGGTCATCTTTCTTGCTCTTGACCAACCCAAAGACGTGCGTAAATTGCTGTCATTGGAGCTAACTGGGGCGTGGGTAAACGAAGCCAAGGAGCTACCCAAAGCGGTTATTGATGGACTGACTCACCGAGTAGGTAGATACCCTACCAAGCGGGACGGTGGCGCTACATGGCACGGCATCTGGATGGACACCAACCCGATGGACGACGACCATTGGTGGCACAAGATTGCTGAAGTTGACCCTGTTAACGGCAAGTACGCATGGAAGTTTTACAAGCAGCCTGGCGGGGTAATTGAGGTCTCATCTGACAAGCTACCTGAGATGCCAGAGGCTAATGACCACGTTTTTGCGTCCTCTAAGTGGTGGAAGATCAACCCCAAAGCCGAGAACATCAAGAACTTGCCGCCTGGGTATTACTTGCAACAGTTGGCAGGGAAAACCCTAGACTGGATTCGGTGCTACGCAGAGGGCAAATATACTTTTGTGCAAGACGGGAAACCCGTTTGGCCTGAGTATGATGACAACATGATGTCTGCCGAGCTAGTGGCTGACCCTAGTTTGCCCATACAAGTGGGTCTTGACTTTGGTTTAACCCCTGCTGCCGTCTTTGGTCAGCGCCATCCATCAGGGCAATGGCGTGTTTTGCATGAAATTGTCACCTTTGACATGGGTCTTGAGCGCTTTGGCGAGACGTTAATGTCCGAACTTAACTCTAGATACCAAAAATATGATGTCCGAATATGGGGCGACCCCGCAGGTATGCAGCGTGACGCGATATATGAGACGACTGCTTTTGAGTACTTGCGCAGCTTGGGGCTTAAAGCCGAGCCAACTGCGACGAACAACTTCCAAGCACGTCGAGAGGCTGCGGCAGGGCCAATGAATCGCTTGGTTCAGGGCAAGCCTGGGCTACTAATAGACAAATCTTGCAAGCTAGTGCGTAAATCCCTGTCTGGTGGCTACCACTTTAAGCGGGTTGCTATGGGTTCGGGGCAAGAACGCTTCCGAGATACGCCAAACAAGAACGAACATTCCCACGTTGGGGACGCTTTTGGCTATCTAATGACTGGTGGCGGCGAGTATCGCCAGTTAACCCGTGGCAACAAAGAGGCGTCAGGGCGCACATTTATTGCTCAAACCGTAGTGAACGCAGATTTTGACCCATTTAGCTGATTTTTTGCCAGAACACCCCGCAATAACGTGGGTTCCGTTTCATTCAGCTCATGTGGCTGTTATGAAGCTCTCCCCACAAGAGTTAGAGACTAAATCAAAGGGCGTCCCATTAGCAACAATGTTAGAAGTGCAGGCTAGAATGGGTCATGCTATCACCGCGTTACTACATGGTCGCCCCGTTGCCTGCTTTGGCGCGGTTGATGTCTGGGATGGCGTAGCTGAGATGTGGCTTTTAATAGAAGATCGCGGGCGTAGCTACGGGAAAACCCTAACAAGAGCCGCTATTGGCTATCGTGATTTCACCGTGATAGCAAAGAACTTGCACCGATTACAGATAACCGTAAACTGCGATGACAGTAGGGCTGTGAAGTGGGGCCAAGCCATTGGGTTTGAAATTGAGTCCACTATGAAAGCGTATGGCCCTACTGGTTCTGATTATTACTTGATGCGGAGAATCTAATTATGAGTAAACTATTTGGTGGTGGTGGTGGCGACGGTGGCGCTGCCGCAAGAGCTGAAGAGCGGCTTAAAAAGCAAGAAGCTGATTTAGCCAAAAAAGAATCTATGTTGTCTGAAAAAACCCAAGCCAGTATGTTGGCGCGTCGTGGCGCTAGCCGTCGTTCTTTGTTGTCAGCCGAACGTCCTGATGAATTAGGTGTTACCCCGACCAAGCTAGGTGGCGGCTCAGGCATGGCTTGATAGGCATTAGCAAATGACAAAGCTGACAGTCCAACGCGAGTCTTTAGGGACTAGCACCCAACACTCATCCGTGTCGTATGTCAACGGCAATGATGAGCAGGTGCTGGTTAGCGCAGACTATGCAATGCCAACTGCTACGGTATTTGGCGCTCACCTTTTGGAGGGCCTGCTGTACTCGATTGGCTACACGCACAGCTTTGCCTCGCCTCTAGCGGATGGCGCAAGCATTGACGTTGTATTGGCGTTTGGGCCAGGGACAGAGCCAAGAGTTGCAATTGAGGGCTTGTGTGTTGGCAATGCAATGGGCTACTTGTACGAAGGCGCAACCACTACTGGTGGCACTGCTTTGACGAGCATAAACCTAAACCGCACTAGCACTAATGTTAGCAACTCTGCGGCAGTTCTAAACCCAACAATAAGTTCAACGGGCACATTGCTTGGGTCGTTCTTGATAATTGGCGGTGTAAAAAAGAAGGCCTCTGGTGGGGATATGTCCACAGCCAGCTTGGTTTTAAAGCCATTGACCAATTACCTGTTGCGATTAACTAACGTTAGTGGTGCAGCTCAAGCAGCTGAAATGACTATTACTTGGTATGAATGATGGTAAATAAATTAACTGTTGAACAGCTTATCCAGCGTCACAAGCTGGCTCAAAACCGCAAAGAAGACTTCCGTAGCTTGTATGAGGATGCAATGGAATACGCGCTGCCACAGCGCAACTTGTACTCTGGCGACTACGAAAACAACAACGGTGGTCGCAAGAAAATGGTTCGGGTCTTTGACTCAACAGCCATCAACTCTACACAGCGCTTTGCCAATCGCTTGCAGTCAGGCATCTTCCCGCCTCAACGCAAGTGGTGTCGCCTAGAGCCTGGCTCAGACATTCCACAGGAGCGCCGCGCAGAAGCGCAACGTGCTTTGGATATGTACAACGAGAAGATGTTTGCTGTTCTCAAGCAGTCTAACTTTGACATTGCAATGGGCGAGTTCTTGTTGGACTTGGCTGTTGGTACTGCTGTCATGCTGGTTCAGCCAGGTGATGCCATTAGCCCGATCAACTTTATCCCTGTGCCACAGTACTTGGTGTCTTTTGAAGAAGGCGCTAACGGTCAAGTGGACAATGTGTACCGACGTATGCGCTTGAAGGGCGAAGCGCTTAGTCAACAGTGGCCTGACATTACTATCCCGCAAGAGTTGCAGGTAATGATTGATGACAAGCCAACTGAAGAGGTGGACTTAGTTGAGGCAACCGTCTACGACTACGAGCGCGGCGATTATTGCTACCACGTTATCCATCCAAAGTCTAAGACCGAGCTAGTCTATCGTCGGGTCAAAACTAGCCCTTGGGTGGTTAGCCGCTACATGAAGGTGGCCGGCGAGATCTACGGTCGCGGCCCTGTGCTGACGGCGTTGCCTGACATCAAGACGCTAAACAAAACGCTTGAGTTGTTGCTTAAAAATGCGTCACTTGCTATTACGGGCGTATATACAGCCGCAGACGACGGTGTACTAAACCCTGCAACTGTACGCATTGTCCCAGGCGCAATCATTCCTGTTGCCCGTAACGGTGGCTCACAGGGTGAGGCATTGAAGCCATTGCCACGAGCTGGTGACTTCAACGTGTCGCAGATCATCATCAATGACCTACGAGCCAACATTAAGCGCACCTTGCTAGATGAGTCATTGCCGCCTGACAACATGAGCGCCCGTTCTGCCACAGAGGTGGTTGAGCGTATGAAAGAGCTAGCTCAAAACTTAGGTTCAGCCTTTGGTCGCCTTATCAACGAGACAATGATTCCCATTGTGTCCAAGATGTTGGAGGTCATGGATCAAGGTGGCTTGATTGATCTACCCCTGCGCGTCAACGGTTTGGAAGTCAAGGTCAGCCCTGTCTCCCCACTGGCGATGGCTCAGAACATGGATGAGATCAACAACATCATGCAGTTTATGCAGATTGCTCAGTCTATGGGGCCAGAAGGTCAGATGGCAATCAAGGTAGGCGCTACCGTAGATTACATTGCTGACAAGCTGGGTGTGCCTGCTGTGGTGCGTAATAGCCCACAAGAGCGTGAGCAAATGGCGCAGCAAGCAATGCAAATGGCGCAACAAGCCCAGCAAGCGCAACAAGGGCAGGCGGCTCCTGAAGGCGCTCCAATGCCAGAGGGTATGGCATGAGTGGGTGGGACGATTTAGAAAGCGACTTTGCCCCAGTTGAGCAAGATCAAAAGCAAATCGATATGAACATCTTGATGGCCCGTACATTCGGGACTGATGATGGAGAAAAGGTGCTAGCGTGGATGCGACAGTTCTATCTGGAACAACCATGTTGGCAACCAGGCGCGGATGCCTCCTTTGGGCAATGGAGGGAAGGACAGAACGCTGTAATCCGCGATATTGAAGCCCGTATCCGAAAGGCAAAAACTAATGACCGATGAGGCAAATGATAACTCTGGCCTGCTAGATTCCGCAACCGTGGATGATGAGCAGACAACCGAGAGCCAAGAGCAAAGCATCGAACACCAACAACCAGAAGCTGAAGAAAAGTCAGCAGCGGAAAGGCCTGATTTCTGGCCTGAGAAGTTCTGGAACAAAGATGAGAACGCCCCCGACATGGAGGGCATGAGTAAATCCTATGCCGAACTTGAAAAACAATTCCGAGCAGGCAAGCACAAGCCTCCTGCTGATGGCAATTACAGCTTGGACGGCATTGAAAATATATCTGATGATGATCCTGTTGTCCAATCTTATAAAGGGTGGGCGGCAAAGTACGGAATCAGCCAGCAAGCCTTTAGCGAGTTGGCGGCTGAGATTACTGGGATGGGCAATCAACAAGCTCAAGAAGCTGAGTTCAGCGCCAAAAAGGAACGTGAAGCGCTAGGCCCTAATGCCGAAGCCATCATCTCCAATATGTCTACTTGGGCTAAGGGATTGGTTCAAAAGGGCATCTGGGGCAAAGAAGACTTTGATGAGTTCAAGGTCTGGGGCGGCACAGCCAATGGTTTAAAAGCCATGATGAAGCTGCGTTCTACCTATGAGGGGCGTGTACCTGTGGCTTCTGCCCCAAGTGCTGATATGCCTAGCAAGGAAGAATTGATGGCGATGGTGGGTAACCCTGAGTACAAGACAAATCCGTCATATCGTGCTAAAGTTGAGAAACTCTTTCAGCAAGCATACCCTGATTGAGTGTCATCTTTCTCCTGAGTGTTGGCCCCTGCTTGACAGGG